TATTATTGGAAGGCCTATGCGTAGGCTGTGGTATGATTTAAAGAATGGAAACCTGGCCCACAATCGCAGCCATCCTTCTGTTTTTATTAAGTTTTTATATGGGCATATTCTGGAGGAGCTAGTCCTACTTCTTGTTAAGCTTGCAGGACACAAGGTAGAAGATGAGCAAAAGGAAATTAGTGTAGACGGTGTTAAAGGACACATGGATTGTAAGATTGATGGGGAAGTTGTAGATATAAAAACTGCCTCTTCGTTTGCTTTCAAAAAGTTTTCAGAAGGCACACTACATGACGATGATCCTTTCGGATACATGGCACAACTATCTGGATATGAAGCCGCTGAAGGGACAGATGAAGGCGGGTTCTTAGCTATGAATAAAGAAAGCGGAGAGCTTGCGCTGTATCAACCTGGCCCGTTTGTGAAAATTAATATTAAAGATAAGATTAAAAGGGTACGCGAAGCCGAAGCTATTGACACGCCGCCAGAAAAATGTTATACTCCGATACCTGAAGGTAAGCGCGGTAACATGCGCCTTCCTAGAGGATGCGTTTATTGTCCTTACAAATCGGAATGTCATTCTGATGCTAACAATGGGGCTGGTCTTAGGATATTTAAATATTCTACAGGATTAAAATATTTTACTAGAGTAGTGTCTATGCCTAAAGTTTTAGAATTTCCTTCCTATGAACGGTAAAAAGGCTAGAAGAATAAGCCAAAGGACTAGAGAACTTTTGATAGAGTGGGTTAGATCTATGTTACCAGAAGAAGAAGCTGAGAAAGTAAACTTACAAAACATACAATCTTTGTTGCCTAAAGAAAACCACTACTTTGCAAACAATAGAATTTATCTGAATACCTATTCATTTAAATGGATTAAAAATGGAATAAAGAGAATATTAAAATTATTTCCAGACACAGAAATTGAAACTATAACTATGGAAGATATAAAATGCCATCTGAACTTCACAAAGAAAACGAGACAGAAGATAAGTACGCGCTACAAAGTATTGTAATTTCTATGGCTGGTTTTTTTATATCTGGAGGAGACATGGAAGAAGTTGATAGTGATTCTTTGGTTGCTTTAAAAAAGGCAGTTGAAGCGGAATTAAGAACAAGACAAGGAACGATTCATTAAAAGAAAACCTAGAAAAGCTAGACCTAAGTACGACTCCAGATGGGAAGAACATCTGCATGAGGATCTTTTAAAATCCTGGCAACATCATGGAGACAGGGTTCATTACATAATTGAACATAATTATGAGCCTGACTTTATTAAGCTGTTTGGAAACAAGACTATTCTACTAGAAGCAAAGGGAAGGTTTTGGGATTTCCCAGAATATAGCAAGTACAAGTGGGTACAGAAAGCACTACCAAAAAATGTTGAATTAGTTTTCTTGTTCTCTAATCCTCTTGCTCCTATGCCGCAAGCCAAGAAGCGCAAAGATGGGACAAAGAGAAGTCACGCTGAATGGGCAGAGACTAATGGGTTTAGATGGTTTACTGAACAAACATTGCCGAAGGAGTGGAAGGAATAATGTATGATGGGACAAGATTCATGTTAGATAGTGATTTGATGATAAACCCTAAACACTACAAGTTTAACGAGGACAATATTTTAAAAGGGATCAAGGAGTACATTGATTCAACTTATAATAAACATTACAGCAATGGAAAATACCAAGCCACAGACATGATTATAGATGCAGGACATGGAGAAGGGTTCTGTATTGGAAACATAATGAAGTATGCCATGCGATATGGAAAGAAGGACGGAGAAAAACAATCTGAACTAGAAAAGATTATTCACTATTCAATTATTGCGCTATATTTAATTGAGAGAAATGATAATGGATAGAAAGGCCGAAAGAAGGGCAGGGTTTTTAAGAAGAAGAAAAGCAAAACAAAACTCTAAGAACAAACAATTGAACAGGCAAAAGAAAGAAGAGTTAAAATATAAAGATATTATTAGGTCGGAAAAAAATAATAATGAATATTAATTTACCCACAAACTACCAACAGTTTATACACTTGAGCCGTTATGCCAGGTGGAACGAAGAGAAGGGAAGAAGAGAAACTTGGGAGGAAACAGTAGATCGTTACTTTAATTTCTTCGTAGCACATATACAACATCTTGATCCTGACACGGCCCACGTTACTTGCCGTATGCGTGATCAATTAGAAGAAGCTGTGCTTAACTTAGACATTATGCCAAGTATGAGGGCATTAATGTCAGCAGGAAAAGCTTTGGAACGTGACCATGTTGCAGGGTTTAACTGTGCTTATCTGGCGGTGGATTCTCCTAGAGCTTTTGATGAAAC